TCGGTCATGGTGACGACCATGCCGATGTAGTGCTCCTTCCAGGGCATACGGAAGCGAACCGAGCCGGTCGGGTTGTAGTGGCTCAGCTGATCGTCGCCGGTGTAGCCCTGAAGGCCGCCGCCGCCGTACCCGGACCCGACGAGGAAGGAGACGTTCTCCTTGCCGCCGGGGAACGAGCCTGCGCGCTGCTGGAAAGCGGCGAGCATCGGCTTGTTGGCGATGTCCTGCTTGAAGATCGTACCCTTGTTCAGGTACGTCTCCAGGGCCATGTTGTTGATGTCCTGAAGTTCTGATGCCGTGAAGGCCATGGCTTAATTCCCTGTCAGCCTGCCCGACGAGCCACCACCTGATCGATGATGTCCAAGGTGGATGTGATCTCGGGGCGAACATTTCCGTTCACCTGCCCGCCAGTGACCGGGCGCTTGGCTTGCCGAGTTGCGGCCTGTGTCGGGGCGGCGAACTGCGCGGAGACCGCCGTGTACGCCCTGTGAAGCTGGCTGCGGACGCCTTCGACGTCGCGCGGCTTGCCTTCCTTCGACTGCAACCAGGCTACCTCGCGCTCGATGGCGGGCAGCTTTGCTTCGAAGTTCGGGTCTCGCGCCCGGCGCTCGTTTTCCCACGAATTGACGGTCTGTCCGATCCGATGCTGCGTCTCGACCGCGGCCCGCTGCCGGGAGTTGTTACGCTCCCATTCCTGACGCGCGGCCAACGACTGGTTGGCGGCACGCTGGCGGCTCAGTTCGAGCGCGTCTGCACGGCTGATCTCGTTCGCCGCGACCCGCTGCTTCAGATCGTCCGGCAGAACTTCGCCGGCGACGATCGCGAGCTTCTGGATCGTGGGAAGCATCTGCTTCCACGCCTCCACCGGGTTCGTCTTGATCAGCCCGCCGATGACCAGAAGCTGCTGGGTTTCCTCACCCGACAGGCCCTGCTCGGCGATGAAGTTCTCGACGTTGCGGTAGCGCTGTGCGTCGGTTTCAGCCTCCTTCAGCCGGCCCAAGACCTGCTGAAAGCGCGGATGCTTGTTGAACGGGACGTCGGTGTAGTTCTCGTCGTCCTGCTCTTTCGTGGGTTGCGTTTCGCCGGTCTGCTGACCGTCTACTCCGTTGGCTGACGAGGCCGCTGCCTCGGGTTCGTCTTCGCTCTTCGAGACAACGTCCCGAACGATCGAAAGCGAGCCTTCATCGGCAGTTTCGCTTGCGTCTTCCGCGCCGGACGACTGCGCGCTTGCGGATTGCTCGGCCTCGCTAGAGGCATCCGCTTCGTCCTGGACCGTCGAACCGTTTTCCAGTTCTTCGGTGTTTTCGAATTCAGGCGGCAATGCCAACCTCCTGTTTCGTGTGCCACAGAATTAACCCGTGTCCGGTTAATTTGCAAGACACTCGTTACAAACGTTACGCACTAGACGGCAAGCTGGGTCTGGTTCGACCCAAACGCAGCCGAAGACCCGGCCTGCTCTTCGGCCGGGGCTGACGCATTGTCGGCGCCTTCGCCGCCCTGCGCGTTAGGATCGGTCGCGGCGTTGCCGGTCGAAAGCTGCGCCATGTGGTTCTGCGCGATCATCGACGGCGTGCCCTCCGCGATGGCCTCCGTGAGATCGAGGCGGTCGTCGAGACGGCGGATGCTTTCACGCGCCAGCCAGATCGGGTCGATGCTTTGCATCTGAAGCAGGAACGGCAGCATTTGCGTCCAGTTCTGGATTTCGACGGCCTGGTTCGGCTTGCCCGACGAGCCTGCCTCTACTTCAAGGAACAGTTCGTCGGAGATTTCGGTGAGCGTGAAGCCGGGCCACACCGCGCCGGGGCCGGCGACGCGCATGACCGTCTCTTCGGACATTTCGCACATCAGGATCTGCCCCGCGGCCCGCGCCACGGCAGTCAGGAAGGCGTCCATGTCATCGATCGACGAGCCGTCCGACGAGGCCGTCGCATTCGCTGCGATGGCACTTTCCGTGGCGGTGGCCCGTGCCAGGCCGCCGAATTGGCTTTCGTTCGTGCCGACGACAAGCTGAATGTCGCCGAAGAACTGCGCGGTCTCGTAGAGGTTCGGGTCGACGCCGGGCACCGGCACCACGTCGAGAAGATCGGACAGTTTCTGCTGCGGCGGCAAGTTCATGCCGGTCGCGGTGAACGGTTCGGCCGTGGCCAGGTTCTCGGCGTCTTCCTTTTCGAGCGCGCCGCTCGAGAACGTGTAGCGCGGCCGCGCGGCGCGACGGTGTTCACGCTGGCCCTGCCGGGCGGCGTTGTAGTCCCGCTGCATGTCGTGCATCAGAAACACGTCGGACGGCGGGAACAGTTCGTCTTCGCTCTCGACCGCGTTGAAGGTCAGCGCGTAGACCGGCCAGAAATCTTCGACGAACACGTCAGGCGCTGCCGGCGGGCGCAGGAAACGGTCGTAGCCGTCGGCGACGTAGTAAACGAGGCCGGCGCTCTTGTCGTAGTGCTTGGAGACGCAGACGAGACCTTCGCCCTTGCCGGCGCGCTGGTACTCCGGTTCGGTGTCGGCGACCACTTCGGCCGCGCTGCTCTCTTCGGGCCGAAGCCCGGCATAGGTGTAGCCATTGTAGCCCCTGCCGATGTCGACGTCGAAAATCTCCTTCACCTGGTCGACGGTGAACAGATATTCGATCGTCAGATGGCGGGCGCCGACGAAGCCGACGAGCGAGCGGCAAAGACGGTCGGGGATGACCTTCGTCGACTGCGGGAAGTCGATAATCAGGCCCTCGCGCAGGACGACTTCCGGCTCGTTCTGGAGCGACCGGATGGAAAGTTCCAGTTCGGCGATTTCGGGGTCGTCCGGGTCGACCGGGTTCTCCGCGTCGCCGATCTTTTGCGACAGCCGGCGCAGATGGTCGAGCCGCGACTGGAAGTCGCCGAGCGCCTGCGTCAGTTCGGGGCGTGGCCCGGTTTCGCGCTGGAAGCCGAGTTCGACATAGCCGACGCCGGTCGTGCAGGCGCGGCGCACAAGCTGCTTCATGCCGGTCTTGGCGTCGAGCGGCTTCTGCTCGCGCAGCGCCTGCGCGAACAGGATTTCCAGCGTCTTGCCGATCTTGCCGATCAGCTGCCGGCGCTGCGTGCCCTGCTGGAAATCGGCGATCAGTTCCTGCGCCTTCTGGAAGCCCTCCAGCATCTCGGGCGGGATCATTTCGGGCGTCGTGCCGGGATTGGCCGCCATCAACTGCTGGGCCATCATCACGGTCTGCATCGCCATCTGGAGCGACTGCGGCTTCTCGTCCCAAATCTGGTAGTCGATCGTCTCGCGACGGCGCGCGACGGCGCGCGGGTTCTTCGCGTAGAGCGAGGCGGTCTTCTGCTTGATGTGGCGGCCGACGATGTTGGCCTTGTAGTGCGTGACCGGATAGTCCGGGGCGTGGCCGTGACGCGCGACGAACATATCGCGACGCATCTGGTCGAACGCCTTCTTGTGGTGCTGCTTGTCCTGGCGGATGCGCTTCAGGATTTCCTTGACCAGGTTCTTCTCGGAAGCCGTCATTGCGGCCTGATCGGCGGTTTGCGCTTCGGTCGAGACGAGGGGCTGGTTGTCGTCATACCCCGTCATTTCTGTCGTGATATCAGATGACATAGGTGACACTTTCCTCAAAAGCCATCGGCGCCGGCGCGCTTCGCCCGCTCCCAAGCTTTATCATTATCGCGCAACCATTGGAAGGAACCCTCGCGCGGGCGGGGCTTCACCGCAACCTTGCCGGGGCCGAACTGGTGGCCCAACCCGAGACCGATGTAGGCGAGCGCGTCGACGAAGTCATCGTGCAAGCCGTTGGGGAAGGACAGGAGTTCGTTCACGGCGCGCTCGGTCCACCATGACACTTTCGGGAAGTAGACTTTCCCCATGGCGACGCGCCCGGCGATGGACTGCGCCCGCTGCTCCTTGTCGACGGCTGGCGTAACCTCCACCAAATTGATGAACACGCCGGTCTCGTCCATGCGTTTGCGAAGGAACGGCCCTATCGACTTTGAAATGTGACCGCGCTCGGCCCACCACAGAAGCGGTTTTCTGTCGCCACCGGCCATCTCCAGCATTCGCTCGACCGCGACGTCCGTGGTCATACGCTGCCAGATCGTATCGAGGATGTAGATGTTGTTCTGCCGGTCCACACCGACCTTAATGAAGCAGGACGGGTCATTGCGTTGGGCCGTGCCTACCGCATGATCGCTGGCGCAGTAGATGCGCAAGTCACCGGGCAACTGATCCGGGACGTAGTACTGGATCGTCTCGCGGCGAAACAGCGTGCCGTCGGCCACTGTCGGGTTTTGCTGGTAAAGCGCCGAGAAGCCGAGCGGATCGAGACGCTGCTGCGACTGAAGAAATTCCAAGTCGTAGCGTTCCGGCCAAAGAGGCTCGCCGGGCTTTCGCCCGAGAACGTCGTCCTCTTCCGCTATAGCGGGAATTTTGATGATCTTCCACTTGGCCGCTTCGATGGCGTTGTAGTGCGGATTTTCCGGGTCGGTCAGCCGACCGACCACGTCGTCGCTGTGCCATCGGGTCATAATGATAATCACGAGCTTGCGGCCCATGCGGCGGGTCATGGCAACTTTCGTGAACCATTCCCACGTCTGATTGCGCATAGTCTGCGAGCGCGCTTCTTCCGCGCCCTTTATGAGGTCATCGCAAACTAACAGCCCTGCACCGCGGCCTGTGAGGGCGCCGCCGACGCCGACAAATACTGCACGTCCACCAGCATCGGTCTGAATGTTATTTTTTGCCTGCCCGCCTTTTCTTAACTTAAACGTCGGAAATACCTGTTTGTGCTGCGTCGAATTCAGGATATGCCTGATGTCGGAGCCATAATCTTCAGCCATTGTGTCAGAGTAGGTCGCGACGGCAACGTTCTCCGTCGGATTGCGGCCGAGAAACCAGGCCACGAAGCGCTTTGTCGCCAGTTCAGTCTTGCCGGCGCGAGGCGGCATCGTCAGGATCAACTGCCGGAACTCACCGCGCTCCAGTTCCTCCAGATGCTTCGCGATGGCCTTGTGAAACGGCGCCGGCTCGTACATCGACCGGGACAGATCGTTCGGGGCCGCCGGATCGGGCATCGTAAATTTGGTGAATTTCAGCAGATCGTCGCGCGCTTCCAGCGCCGCCTGCTGGCGCTTGACCGCCTCCAGCTGACGGTCGAACGTCTCGGCCATCCGCTGTGGATCGACGAAGTTGTAGCGCTTTCCCGTGCGTGGGTTGATCGCGTTCGGATGCGGCATGTCAGTTGTGCGATCGACCGTTCTGCCCGGCTTCGAGCCTTTGAAGGATCTCGCGCACGACGCGGATGTCCGTCGTCAGGGCATTCAGCGTCGTCTCGACCGCGCGCATGGCCGTGGCCGCGTCAGTGGCCTGCTTCTCGACATTGGTGATGCGAAGCTCGTGGTTGTCGAGCCGGCGGGACGACGTTTCCAGTGCCGACAGCCGTGCGTCCAGGCGCTCGATGTTGGAGGCGTTCGTGATGCGCCCGGAATTGATCTTCTCCCACATGGTACCCCACGCGGCGATGCTCGCGACGAAGCCCATCAGGACGACGATCGTGTTCAAGTTCCACTCCCACTTCCAGGTCGGTGCCGCGATCTGCATGTTATCGTCCTTGTCGGTCAACCGCCCCGCTCCTGAAATGCTTTGCCGGCGCTGCGGTTGCGGTCAGGGCCGCCAGCCGCAGCGTTCGACCCCGTAGGCGTTGTGGACGGCCATGCGTTCCTTGGAGGCGCGATCCTTGGCCGCGTACTCTTCCGCGGTCGGGCGTATCGGCTCATTGGTGCGGCACCACACGTCAGCGCTTGCCCCCGTGCTTGCGCACGAATGGAGCATTGGCAGCGTCAAGATCGTCATCAGACATGCCGCCAGTCTTGTTCTTGATCGCGTCATAGTCCTTCACCGCCTTTTCGTTGGCCTTGTGCTGTTTCGCCTTTGCGTCGGCGTCGCCCGATTTTCGTCCGGCGCGGTAGGCCCCGCCTGTGAGCATGACGAGCGCGACGCCCGCCGCGGCAATGAGCGCGGCGCGGAAGCCGGCGAAGCGCCACGCGAGAAAGACCAGCCCGAGCGCCGGGATTGGAAGAAACCAGATCGCGCCATGGTCGATCAGCCAGTCCATCAGAGATCGTCCGTTCGGAGACGCCGCAGCAGTTCCGTGACGATGCCGTTGACCAGCAGGTAGATCGCGAAGCCCTTGGGCGTCAGAAGCGGCTGCAGCAGCGACGGGTCGACGACGGCCATAACGCTGCCGATGAAGCCGAACAGCGCCTGAAGCCGCGCCCAAAAGATGGTTTCACTGTCGGAGAAGAACGCTTTTATGCGCTGCCACATGGTCGGCTCCTATGTCGTTGCGACAACGCCGCCTGCGCGAAGTTCGACGACGGTCACTGCGGGATGATTGCGATAGGGTAGGCCGGACAGAAACAACTCCGCGGCCGCGCGCGAACCGAACTTCTCGGCTTCTTCGACGCCGGACCAACGGAACGGCCGCCAGCCGCGACAAGGCTGCTTCGGTGTCCGGCTGTGCGCCAGGAACCGTCGCCCATGAAACATAATTGCGAACGCTTGCACGTCAGCCTCCGCAGAGCAGGCCGAGCACACTGCACGGCAGGCTGGAGAGCCAGCCCCACGCCGCTGCGGTCCCGGTGGCGAGCGCCGCCAGAAGAAGCGCCACGATGCCGGCCCTGCCGCCGTTCGGTTCTTTCGGTGCGGGCGCGGCGGGCTTCGGCGCAGGGGCGGGAGCGGGTTTCGCCGCCGACAGCGTCACCCCGTAGCCCGCGGCCTTCAGCAGCGCGTCGAACTCGCGGGCGTAACCGGCGATCAGGTCGGCCCTGTCGAGACCGTTCACGATACGGCGCGCACCGTGGAAGTCGGAATGCGCCAGCGTCACATAGTCGGCCAGTTTCTTGCCGGTGAACGTGCCGAGCCGCATTCCTTCGACGATGATGCCGACGGCGACTTCCGGCTTCTCGGCCAGCTCGGGCTTGTCGATCAGCGGCAGGCCGGTGCGCCTGGCCCAATCCTCGTAGTTGCGCCTACCCGTGATCTGCACGAAGCCGCGGCCCATGAACTTCTTGCCGTCGCCGCGCTTGACATTGCCGAGATCCTTGCGACCCTCGTAGCGCTTCTGCGCGGCGGTCGGCCCCCAAATCTCGCGCATGTAGCGATAACGGCCGGTTTCGTGCCATGCGGTTGCCAGCACATAGGCGCACTGGTTGCGCAGCAACCCGGCGGCTTTGCATTCGTCGATCAGCAGCTTCGTGGAAGGGTGCGAAAGGTCCATGTCGCGTTCCGTATCGCGCAAAAGATGACGGAAGATACACGCGCGGCGGGCGAAACGCAACGGTACGGTCTTGTCCATAGGTCTCTCCTTTCCGCCGGGGCGGGTCAAGGAGTTGATTTTGGGAGGTTTGGGCGCGGGCCTACATCGCAGCCCCTATCGCCGTCTTCCAGAGAGATGCGGCTGGTGGTTTCGTGGTTGGACGGGCCGTGAGATTGCCTGGCCGCCGAGACGGCGCTAGAAGATTGCTGGGCACCCACCCTAATTGGCAGGTAGACGGGCTTTGACAGCGACAGATGACCGGCAGCCATTGCCGGACGACGAAATC